GTAACAGCAATAAGAAAGAAGAAAAAGAAGATTTTTTGGCAGTGATTAAATTAGTTTCTGGCGAAGAAATTATTTCAACTGTAACCCCTTGTGAAGAAAATGATCGCACTCTTTTATTATTAGACAGTCCAGTAATGTTTGAAAATGTAATGATTCGAAATGGTGGAATGGGAGCAATCAAAGTAATACCTTGGGTTCAAGCAGCTACTGACACAATACTAATACTTGATATGGACAAAGTTATTACAATGTCTGAAGTATTTGATAAAGAAGTAATTCGTATTTACAATCGTTATTTGACTGATAAAGACCGAGAAACGAATGAATCTATTATAAGTAAAGATATGGGATATCTATCTAGAGTTTCTGATGCCCGTGTTTTTCTAGAGAAACTATATAAAAAGAAGAATAACAATAATAGCTAATATATCTCTTAACCCTTAACAGAGTTATTCTACACATATTTTGTTACGTTGTCAAGTCCTCTTGGCAATTTTTAATAAATTGTGTTATAATTAACATAACTAGCGGAGATCGTATGAAATGCCTAGAACTAGAAAAAGGTCGGAACATTACGTAAACAACAAGGAATTTTTAAATGCAATTGTCATTTATCGTAATCAATGTAAGAGAGCAGAGGAAGCTGGTGAAGACCGACCTCGCATCACAAACTATCTTGGAGAATGTTTCTTGAAGATAGCAACACACCTATCATATAAACCAAACTTTGTAAACTATATGTTCCGTGAGGACATGATTTGTGATGGTATTGAAAACTGTGTTCAGTATATCAAAAATTTTGATCCAGAGAAATCTTCAAATCCATTTGCTTACTTTACTCAAATTATACACTATGCATTTCTACGTCGTATCCAAAAAGAAAAAAGACAAATGGATATAAGAGCAAAGATCATTGAAAGATCTGGATTCGAGGAAGTCATGTCTGCTGACGGTAACTTCAACGCATCTGATTATAATACAATTAAGGAAAATATTCAAGCAAAACAAAATTCATGAAGGTTGCTATTATTACGGATACACACTTTGGTGCTCGTAAGGGTAGTAAAGTTTTCCATGACTTTTTCCAAAAATTTTATGATGATATATTCTTTCCAACTTTAGAAGAGAAAGGTATAACAACTTGCATTCATATGGGAGATGCATTTGATAATCGTAAAAATATAGATTTCTGGGCTTTAAATTGGGCAAAGAAAAATGTATATGATCGATTTAAAAAGTTAGGAGTTAAAGTATATCAGTTGGTTGGAAACCACGATGTGTATTATAAAAATACAAATGAAATCAATTCAATTGAATCTTTACTTGAAGACTACGATAACATAGTTGCTATCTCATCTCCAGACTCATACAAGATTGGTAAATCAAATTTCTTTATGATTCCTTGGATCTGTCCTGAGAATTATGATGAGACAAAAAGTAAAATTAGTAAAACTAAATCTAAGGTTGCTTTTGGTCATTTAGAAGTCAATGGATTCTCAGCTCATAAAGGATATGTGATGGAACACGGAATGGACAAATCATTCTTTGATAGATTTGAAGCAGTTTATTCTGGACATTTTCATACACCATCAAATGATGGAAAAATTTTCTACCTCGGAAATCCATATCAAATATATTGGAATGATGTAAATGATCGAAGAGGATTTCATATCTTTGATACTGAAACTTTAGAAACTGAATTTGTAGAGAATACTTATACTATTTTTGAGAAAGTTTACTACAATGATACTAATCCAACTCTATTCAATACAACCAAATTTAAAGATAAATTTGTAAAAGTTATTGTTCGTAAGAAAACGAATCAGTTACAGTTTGAAAAGTTTCTTGATAAGATAATTAAAACTGGAGCGATTGATGTCAAGATCGTTGAGAATTTTGGTATTGATGATGAAGAGGTCGATTTTTCAAAAGATGAAGGTGAGGATACATTAACAATTTTGAATAAATATATTGAAGACTCAGATTTTGAATTAAGTAAAGAGATTGTAAAAAATTTAATGAAGGAAGTCTACCAACAAGCTTGCGAACTAGACTAATGTTTATTCTAACCATCTCAGGACAACAAACAGAGGGAGCATATGCTGTCACAGATCCTGATGGTGCAAGAGCATTATATCTTTTTGAGGAGGAAGATGATGCTGAAAGATACGCAGGTTTGCTTGAAGCAGAAGACTATCCAGAGATGACTGTTGTAGAAATTGAAGAAAGGGTTGCAATTTCTGCTTGTTACGAGTATAATTATAGGTATGTGATTATTAAACCTGATGACTTTGTGGTTCCACCAATAGATTATGATAATATTCAAACAGATAAGATGGCGTAACTTTCTATCTACAGGAAACCATTTTACTGAGATTGATTTTCAAAAAGCACAAACTAACTTAATAGTAGGAACAAATGGAACAGGTAAAAGCACCGTTCTAGATGCTCTTACTTTTTCGTTGTTTAATAAACCTTTTCGTAAGATTACTAAATCTCAGTTGGTTAATGCTGCAAATGAAAAGGATTGTGAAGTTCAAATAGAATTCTCAACACCTAATTATGATTGGAAAATTGTTCGTGGAATTAAACCAAATAGATTTGAGATATGGAAAGATGATGAACTCTTAGATCAAAATTCTGCAGTAAATGATCAGCAGAAGTGGCTGGAAGAAAATGTATTAAAGTTAAACTATAAGTCCTTCACACAGATTGTAGTGCTAGGTAGTGCATCTTTTGTTCCTTTTATGCAGTTGAGTGCACCAAACCGCAGAGAGGTCATTGAGGACATCTTAGACATCAAGATATTTTCTGCGATGGGTTTGATATTGAAAGAAAGAGTCAGGTCTACGAATGAAAGAATAAGAGAACTTACAATCAAAAAAGACTTAACTGAAGAAAAAATAGATATGCAGAAATCATTTATTAGTGATTTAGAGGAAACAGGTCGAAAAGATATTGATAAGAAAAAAGAAAAGTTAAATAAAATATTTGTTGGTATTGGAACTCATCGTCAGATCATTCAAGAAACTGACAAAAAATTAAAAGGTATCAATGACAACATGGAATCGTTTGCAAATTCTAACAAAAAGTTACGAAAATTAGGTAACTTGAAAGGCAAATTATCCAATAAAGTATCGAACATTACTAAGGAACATAAGTTCTTTACTGATAATGTAACATGCCCTACATGCACCCAAAATATAGAAGAATCGTTTCGTTTAAATAGAATTGCTGAAGTCGAAACTAAGGCTAAAGAGCTCCAAGACGGTTACAAAGAACTACAATTCAAAATTAAATCTGAACAAGAAAGGGAGCTCTCATTCAACACACTATCAAAGGAGATTACTAAACTCAATAATGACATTTCTCAAAATAATACCAAGATATCTGGCTTCCAACAACAGATCACAGATCTTGAATCAGAAATTCAAACACTTACCGACCAACTTGCAAACAGAAATACTGAACATGAGAAATTAACAGAGTTAAGAGAAAATTTAAATACCACCTTTGATGAATTAGTTGAGAAAAAAGAAGAATTAAGTTATAAGGATTATGTTTATAATCTTCTAAAGGATGGTGGTGTCAAGACAAAAATAATTAAAAAGTATCTACCTTTAATTAACAAACAAGTTAATAGGTATCTGCAGATGATGGACTTCTATATCAATTTTAAATTGAATGAAGAGTTTAGTGAAACTATAGAATCACCCATACATGAAGATTTTTGTTATGCTTCATTCAGTGAAGGAGAGAAGATGCGTATTGACTTAGCTCTACTTTTTACGTGGAGAGAGGTAGCTGCGTATAAAAATTCTACAAATACTAATCTATTAGTTATGGATGAAGTATTTGATAGTTCTCTTGATGGCACAGGAACAGATGAGTTCCTCAAGATCATAAAATTTGTAATTAAAGATTTTATGAAATCTTTCCGATATCCCTTAGCAGGAGAATTTTCTTTTAGAAGAAACTTGTTACCAAGACTAAGAATTCCTTCTGATTGGGGCTTAGAGATTGGTGTGTTGTCTGAAATGCAACGAAATCATGCTAGCAATAGAATATGCCAAGTTGATTTGGCTCAGAAATATGACCATAAACACCAAGACTTGTCAGAAAATGACGATACCTCTGGATTATCTAGAATGTCTATTGACATAACCAAGGCGTTAATAAGAAAACTTGCAACTCAGGGAAATATTTTTACTCTAGAGACATTCAGAAGTATTAAAGCAACTTATTATAGGGCGGCACTTGATATGATAGATATATATAGAAGTGATGCACAGATGAATGATTTAAATTATGATTCCCATATTGAAGAAAAAACTGTGGAGTTATTTGCTTTAAATATAATGAAGGCTGGGGAAACTTTTTTTGAAAACCCAATGGAGACACCGTTTATTCCTACGTGGAATAGGGTTTTAAGTGCCATACCAGATTTTTTAGATAGATTAAAATTTAGTGTTGAATTAGATAATGAAGATGTCAGAAATTAAATTTAAACAAGATATTAATTTAGATATTTTAAAAAGATTAAACTATATTTATGAAACAATAATTTCTAAAGAAAAAACTTTAGAGTACTCAAAAAAAATTAATAGACTTATTAATCATTATAAAAAAACGGAATTTAAAACTGAAACAAAAGATTCGTGGTCTGAAAACACAATATTATTAATCACATATGCCGACAGTATTAGTAAAGGTATATCAGGAAAAAGTCTACACAACTTTGGAGAATTTTATAAAAAGTACCTTAAAAAATTTATAAATAGTATTCATTTCCTTCCATTTTACCCATCAAGCGGTGATGGTGGTTTTTCTGTCAAAAATCATTTTGAAGTTGATGAAACCTATGGAGCATGGGAAGATATTAAAGTATTATCAAAAAATGCTAAAATAATGGTCGATTTGGTTTTAAATCACGCATCTTCCGAAGGTCAATGGTTTAAAAATTTTTTAAAAGAAAAAAAACCTGGTAAAGATTATTTTTTAACTATTGACTCTAAGTTTAATACTTCAAAA